TTCTTTTATTGTCAACGTCTATCACCTCAATTCGTTATAGTTTACAATAACTGTATAATTGCAATTACTGTTAAAATGATTGTTAACGCGCATTTTTTGTCATCTCTTTCTCTTTCTCTTTTTCTCGATTTCACTAACTTTTAGCGTCAAAAGAGGGAGCTATTAACTCCCTCTTTGTAATGCTATGAAACTCTCTAAAAGTTCTCTAACAATTTTTACTACTGGTTAACAACGGTTATTTACCGTAAACTATGGTTGTTTATCGGTGGCAGTTATAGCTTTGTTGATAATCCGCAGTGCAAGGTTCAATCCTGCCTTAATGCCATAGTGATAGCTGATTGTACTCCCATCACCGTCTTCACATATTCTTTTCTGTTTTTGAATCTCAGACCGAATCTCATCACAGCAACCTTCTCTATCAAAGTTTAAGGTTTTTCGTTCCTTCAGTCTTGATTCTATTTCTTCCCACAGAAGAATTGTGTCATTAGAAAACTCAGGCCAAAGGTTAGGACTATAATCTGTCTTGTAATCTACACCAACGCAACTAACAAAATATCGGAGCAAGAATTCGTTGTTTTCTTTTGCGACATCATCTTTGGTCATCGTTTCGTCCCCCTTGACAGTAATGGTAAAATGAATTGAGGTGTTGCCTTATGGCTGAGAAACAGTCCCAGCGTGGAAGACCTTGCTTCGGAAGCGAACCTAAACCACATCACGTTAAGTTCGGCACGAACATGCCACCCGATTTGCTTGAAAGACTGGACAAGTATTGTGCCGATGATGAACGCTCCCGAAGCTGGGCGATCCAGAAAGCAGTTGACCTCTTTTTGAAGGAGAAGGGCTATTGATGCCCTTCTTCTTTCATTTAGACCCCCTATTATGACATAGTGAGTTGAACACTACTGTGCATCCCCGACTAAACGGGTTCCTAGTTGTTCCGCCAGATGACCGCATACGTCATAAATTAGTGTTATCGTTTCCGTCACCCCGGAGGTCTTTTAACCATTTTACCACGGGTCACACCGAATGGCAATGGTAGACTACCGTTCACACCAATAGTTCTCAATTGGTTAGAAACGTGATTAACGATTAAGTGACTTACCAGTTATTGTGCCGCCACCATGTTAACCAGTTTTCAAGACTCGCCTGGAAACACGTCACCGGTGATCAGCTGATACTCTTCAGCCGTGATCCAGTTTTTGATGACAGCATTCGCCACCATCTCTTTGTTCCAGCTTCCGCGATCATAAGCGGCTTTCACGGTTTTGAATTTCTTACTCATCTCCCGCACCTTCCTCTTCGTCCGTGGGAATTTCCACGTCAGTCATCATCGCCAGATACTCAATCAGGTCTGCGTTTCTTTGGGCAGACGCCTGCGCGTTATCCAGCCTTGCGCGATCTTTTGGGCTCATGCCTTTGTTGATAATTATCTGCATAATCTTCACCCCATAAACTGTTGTAATAGGCATCCATCCGCTGGAGCAGATTGTGCGAGTTTCCTTTGCTGGCGTGATTTCGCCACGTAGCATAGGATTCGTCCACCTTCTCAATCGGTAATTCGCCCCGCTTCGACTTTGCCACAAGCCTGCGCAGTTTCTTGCGCTCCCGCTTCACATTTTCCGGTCTGATCAGCATGAGAACCTTGCCCGTGTCCGTCAGGGAGAACCGGAAACCAAGGAAATCGATACCCTCTGAGAGTGGGTATATCCTCGTTTTCTTCGGGTTCAGTTCAAATCCAATGAACGCCAGATGCGTCTCCATCAGATCCTTGCATGTTTTCAGGTATTCAGCGCTGTCGCTGATAATGATGAAATCATCCATATATCTGATATAAAACCTTGCGTGAAGTTTTTCTTTAACAAAGTGATCGAACCTGTCCAGGATAGAAATGCCTGCGATTTGGATGAGCTGACTGCCCGGATTATATCCAGCGTCGCCCTCATATTGTTCATTGAGGATCGTCTTTACCATTCGGAAAGCATCCGGCGGAAGTTTCGCCTGAAACAGATCCTCAGTAACAGCATGGCTCATGTTGGGGTAATAACCATGTATGTCGAACTGCGCTACATAGCCATCATACCCATGCTTTCTATAGTATCGGTGCAAAAACTCTTTCAGCCTGTCGCGTGCGGCGTCTGTTCCTTTGCCTTTCTGGCAAGCGAAGTTGTCATAGATAAAGCTCCGGCTCATAATCGGATAGACCACGTTATCATTTAAACTCCTTTGGTACACACGATCTCTGAAAGTAATACTTGCGATTTCTCTCGGTTTCGGTGAGGTAATCATGAATCTCACCGGTTTTCTGGCCTTATATGTTCCGGTGCGCAACTCATCGCTGAGTTTCATCGTGCGTTCCAGACCGTTAAGATAAAAGGACGCGACGCTATCTTTCCACATTACGCCCTTCTTGCATTTGTGCATGGAATCGTATAAAGCGTCAAAACTTATAACATTTTCGAGAGTATTGGTTTCCATGTATATAGCGCTTGCTGGCTCCTTTCGTGAGTCATGCGCATCACGGAAAAATTGTTCAGCCCGAAGGCTTGGGATTCGGCTCCTTGCGTCATGTCTTTCGGCCTGCCATGCCTGCGGCACAGATTGTCTGGCTTCATGATGATGCAATCCGGACACCCGCGATTCGCGTTCGTCGCGTTGTTGTTGTTGGCGTTCCCTGACGTGTTCACATTCCACGTATTATTCGCGTTGCCGCGATTCGCTGAACGCAACCGGCAGTTCTGGGCTTACAGCCTACACCCCTATTTGAATTTCGCCGAGTACCGTTTCCGGTCTGCTTCTCTCCACGCACGGATCAGTTTCCTCGTTTCGATAGCAAGACCAGACCAGTGGATGACGCGCTTCGTCGCCAAGTGAAAGATCGGTTTCGCGATTTCGATGAGGCTTAAAAGGTTGTTGCACGCATCGGCGGCTCTGTCTTGGTAATCAAGACGTCGGTACATATCCTCGGCGCTATTCACTAAAACATTGTTCGCGCTCCAACTCAGGTTTTGGATTTCCAAGGCCGTGTCTACAATTTTATCCGTGAGCGCATGTTGATATTCTGGTTTGAAAATTTTCGGATTGACAGTAATTCTCAGCGTGTACACACACAGCTCTCTGGCTTTTACACACGCTTCCAGCTTTCCGTGTGATCTCTCATTTACGGGTACAGACATCTTTCATTCCTTCCAGACGCGCCGCGTGGCGGCGCTAATGAGAGATTAGCAGATGACGCAAGCCGGACACCCGCGATACGCGATCGTCGCGTAGTAGCTGTTGGCGGACCCTGACGTGCTCACAAGCCACGTATTATTCGCGTAGCCGCGATGCGCTGAACGCAACCGGCAGGACTGGGCTGAAGACTTCGCATCGTAAGCATACCGGATATGATTGGCATTCGTTCCCGCACCGCCTTGCGCCTGTGGAGAGTCGAGTTCAAGCCGGTCTTTCCAGTAGGGCCAGTACGCGCCCTCTACGCCAGCCGCCTGCGGGACGATGTATTCTTGTTCCAATGACGCGAGAAAGAATTTATCATAGACATCCTCGCTTGCTCCGATGTCGGTATCGCTGATCGTGTTCAGCGCCGTAGTCACTTTGATCTTGCCGATGGCCTGCAAAAATTCATTGTCAAAACCGGACAGGAAACCATCGAGGGTGGCAAGCTGTTGCGGTGCACGATCAAACGGGTTTTTCGGTGTCCACCAGACGTTTTTCGCGTCGGCGCTGTTGAGATACTGCCGCATGGCACTCATTGCCCAGCGGTTATATCCGTAACCGGCACGCTGAAGGTTATTAACACCGCTCTGGCTGTACTTTGTATTTGACGCGATCGAGCCGAGTGCCGTTCCGTCAGACCCTTCGGAAAGCTCAAGGTTTGAGTCCAGCGGAGTGGTCGCCGCACTGGAAGCGAACGTATGTACGCGCCAGTTTGCTGGGGCAACGTCAGGAGCTCCCCATGTGTACCAGTCGTTATTCTTGCCGACCATAACCTGACCGCCTGCCGGGATTTCCTTTGTGGTCGTAAACTGGTAAACCTTCCCAGCCACGCAGTTGCTCCCCCAGTTAGTTCCGATTGTGAAATTGTACGTGCCAGCAGGCAGGGCCACGTCTGTCACATAAATCGCCTCGGACGCATCAAACTGCACACCGTCCATCGCATAATGACTTTCCAGCCACATGCCGGGGGATGGATCGGTTTCACCTTCTTTGATAACGTCGTCGAAGCTGACCACATCAAATGGAAGTGTGTATTCCGACGTCCCTTTTGTCCACTTGACCTCAAGCTGATCGCCGATGTTGAAATAGTCCTGTGCGCGTCCCTGACGGACTACCTCCTGAATCTCCCGCCAGCTATTAAACACCTGACCCCGCACCAGAACGCGGAGCATGTCAACTCCTTCTCTAAGAGTTGTCTCGGTCGCTACTTTACCCATTATTTTCGTCCTCCTCTACTTGGCACAGATCGCCATTTTCATCGAGATAGAATCCAAGGTGCAACTCGGCGTCCGCTTCCGCTCCACTCTTCAGCCGAGATTCTAAGGAACTTAAAGCGTTCGATAACTCGCCTATATCTTCCTCAATCTCATCTTTGGTGTCCTGAATATTTTGATCGGTTTCATCAAATTTGTCTCCGACTGTTTTTGCATCAGCGGGAGCATCAGAAATCATCAACGTCTTATCGGTTTCAAATCCTTGAGAATTGTAGACGCCACCCGAAACCCAGTGAGAGCCATCGTAATAATACCAGTTACCGTTTGTGTAACCAGTTTCAGATCCAACGTAAACATAAATCTTGTTGGTGTCTGTCATTTCAGCCGCAGTATTCGCAACCAGCGGAGTTCCGATTTCATTTCGGACAGATGCGATTGCGGCATTCACTGTCTTGTTGGCAATAGCGTTTTCGCTTGTCGAAGACAGTTCGGTGTCTATCGGCCTTACGGCTACGATAGAGTTGCCAATTATTGCCATGTTAATTCACCTCCGAAAAAATAGCCTGAAGTGTCAGAGCTTTCGTCGGCATTCCACCGAGAGCAACAACAGTCAGAGTTCCATTGTTGTTTTCAACATAAATCTGTGCAACGCCCATAGAGAGCATGCTGTCAACAGTTGCGGAATCAGCAACAAGATCAACTTTCGTTTTTGATGTTACAGAGTATCCGCTTACACTAACAGCCTGACGGTATGGATCATCGCCAGTCCAGGAAGTCCCAAGTGAAATGGTCAAGGTCTTAGCCTTGCTTCCACCGCCGCCACCTCCGCCGTGTTCGTCGGTATAAGCCCTGGCTAAAGCAAGCGTCGGGAAAGAAATACCTTCCATTAACTATTCCCCCTTACTGCTCAAGCCATTCTTTGTTTTCTTTGTCCCACATATACATTTTCTTTGTGTCCATATCCCACAGAGTGCTTCCGTTAGGGATATAGTCATCATTTGGCTTCGTATATGTGGATTTCCCATAATACTCGTTTAGAAAATTTCCAGCGATCATGGTATATTCCATTTTGTGTCTTCCTCCTTAAAGAGAACTCGTTTCTACGAGAGCAACGCCAACCCTAAGATTGGTTGTTGGTTTTCCGCCTACAACTTTTACTGTCAGTGTTCCGTTGTTATTTACAATGAACATTGTATGAGCACCACAGCTCTGCATAGCTGAAATTATGGTTTCATCTCCGATAAGGTCTGCCTTAGTCCTTGCTGTAACTGTATAACCAGAGACAGTGATGTTCTGCGTATATGGATCATCACCAGTCCAGCCAGAAGCAGGAATTGTAAGAGACCCACTGCGATACTGGATTGTATTCTGAAGAGACATTACTTCATCTTCCAGGCGATCAAATTCTCCAAGCGTGTTCATGAGTGTTCTGAAGTCATCTGAAGAAACTGCAAGAGAAGCAATATCAGGAGAGGCAACCACATCAATCACAAACGGAATCGAGCTTAGAATGTGTTCGTCTTTAACAAGACAAAGGTCACATCTGCATCTGCCTACAGCAGTAGAAACCTGTTCAACCAGTTCAACAGATATCGTTCCATCTTCATCGTTGATAATTACAAATTTACGACCAAGCTCAGTGTCCTCATAAGTGCTGTATTCCATAACACCGTGACCATCAGGCTTCTGGCAGCGAAACTGGACTTGAACATCTGATTCTGGAATATAGTCCACTCCATCTTTTGTCAGCGTCGCAATGATAAAACGAGAATAGGCATCGCCTTGTTTAATTCGTACAACGGGCAATTCGCCAGTCGCATTGATCTCAAGTTTGATTTCTTTTGAGTAATCCATTAATTCACCTCCATATGATAGGAGATGGACGGACATCAATGATAAATGTTTCTGTGCTTATTACGCTATCGCCTTTGGTAAGCTGAATGTCGCACGGATATTTACCGCACTCAGACGTAAAGCCACCATCAAGCGTAATAACAAGCGTCCCATCAACATTAACCACTGTAACGCCCCCCCTATTAACAGATTCAGAGCGAAAACTAAATTCTGTATCTTCTTCAGGAATATATCGAATGCCGTCGTTATATAGCTCAACATTTATAATGCGCGTAAGTGCATCATTCTGTTTCACGACGACGCATTCAGTAGATTCATCAGAGAGATTAAAATCTAGCTTTATAGTTTTTGTGTAATCCAAAAATCTCACCTCTGATTGTGCATAGAAAAAGACAGCCAGACTTTTGATCTGACTGTCTTTTACTATTGTGTTAGTTATACGGGAACTTTACCAAGAAGATAATTCTGAATCTCAGAAACATCGGAGAGGATTGTGTTATCTAAAAGAATAACTGTTGCTCTCACATTACTCTTAATCAGGTTTCCGTTTTCATCGATCACAGAATAAGTAAAGGTTGCCCTCATGCCTTCTGCTGTCTGGTGAATGGTAAAGCTTGTGATTCTTGTTATCATATAATTTCTATCTCACTTTCATACATTTTCATATATCTCTCAGCTTGTTCATCATAATCATCATAGAATGAATTCATATAATCTATGCTTCTAGCTTCTCCAATATCATCGCCACTAAAAATATCTGCAACAGATGAGTTGTCATCAGAATCTTTTGTAAAAGCATCAAGATTAAAACGTTCTAGGCGATCATTTGAATAGTCGCGTTGTTTTGCATAACAAATCCAATCAAATGTTGTATTTGCTACACCATAAACAATAAAATGATCCATATGTTTTTCAACATATAAAATATTTCCTTGACTTGTCTGTGTAGTATAAACATGATATTCATGATTTATATCAATTGTTTCAACGAAATCAGCATCAAGCCAAATATAACATTTCCCAGTTTCATCAATTGTTCCGCTTCCGAGATCAGAGAACAAGCAATATGTACTTTCTACAGCATTTAGTAGAACTTTCCCGTAATTTTCAGTGGAAACAACTCTGTTCAATGATCCTTGTTTGTAAAGATCTCCTGTTACAAACACATCTACACTTCTATCATTAAATGCAGAACTCTGAGTTCCAAATTGAACATATTTTCCACCACTCCAAGAACCAGCCTCTATACTACAGCCATTAAAATAAATATACTCTGGGAATTGTGGCGATCCAATAAATCTTGATGTACCACCTACAACAAATGACTCTGTATAACTCGCAAAATTTGCGCCATTGTTAACCCATATAGACTTATTAGCAACAATATCGTTTTGTTCAGAATCATAAACTCCAATAACGGTTGCTGTAGATAAATCATTTGTTACCAATAAACCATAAACTGCACTACTTGCCCCAGAAATCCACGTACCATAACGTCCAACTTTATTATCATCTTTATAGAATTCAAGTTGCCCACCATTCAATACTGATCTGACTTGTACTGTAGAATAGTTCGGTGAAACTCCCTTTGATGTAAAAACACCGTTTGAAGTTACTTCACCATTTGCGGCTAATTGAAAGTTGTCGCTTGTAATTGTCATTCTATTGGCTTGTATAGAAACAGCACCGCTCTCTTGACTTATTGTGCTTGAAACATCGCCAACTGATACTTTTAAAACAATACTATTTGCATTTTGTCTGATCGATGATTCAGATGATACAATCTTTGAATTTGTTGAATTTACAGGAGATACCCAGTTATGGGCAGCGCTACCTACTTCAAGCATCGGTTTAAATATAACATTATCAAATACCGCACCGCTTGCTATAACTATACGAATTACAAAAAATTGCTCATAATTATCAACTATTGTTGACCATGTAAATTGAGAACCACCTTCAAGAGAAGCGTCAAACTGAGGAATAAGCGGAAATATCTGTGAACTTCCATCATAATTTGGGAATCGATATGGGCGCATCCCAATCCCGGAAGCAGTCGCATTTCCGCACAGTGTATATGTTCCATTCGGCAAAGTATATTTTTGCCCGTTTGTAATCAGGTCTCTGGTAATATTATCAGTAGCAGTTCCATCTACAGTAATAGATCCATCAATCTCAATTGTGAATGTAACTCCTGAAATTACATACGATTTACCTGGCTCCCATTGCGAAGAAATAGCACCAGCAGTAGTATAAATTACCTTATAAGGACATGGAATAAGATTCTGTGATCCCATTGATTCGACAATCTCTTCCATCGATTCAACACGTAATTCAATATCTGTTGCTGTCTGCTTGATCTGTGATGTATAAGATTTTGCTGTAGGTTGCCAGTTATGCCCAACACTGCCGTATTCGAGCTGTGGATACGCCGTAAATGAGAATGTATATCCAGACTTGAAAAGAAGGAACAAGGCTATATGGTCATCTGGATAATTATAGTTAACTGCTGCGGCCTGCGGCGCTGCTGTTGCTACATTTATTTGAGTTTGCGATCCTATAGGTTTTCTAAACCACCAGAGTTCTGCGCCTTCAACGGCTGTATCTCCCATTGAAAGAGTATAAACACCGGCAGGCAGTGTCTCTTCATCAGTAAATTGTGTAAGATACAGAAACACATTAGCCGTCGCAGTTCCGGTTACAACAACAGAACCATCATCATTGACAGTGATCGTCAAACCAGATTCACTGTATTCTCCGCTATGTTCATAAGGATATGAAATCAGATTGTCTGCTTTTGTATCTATAATTTTCTGATACGATCTAACTGTATTCTGGATCATCGTATCAGTTTGTTCTGTCGTTGAATAGTTTTCAATCAGATCTGCTTGTACCTGATTGGCAACCTCGTTTGCTCCATTCAACGCCTGGGCGAGAACGGGAGTCGTGTATGTGATACTGGTTGTTCCATCAGACTCAAGCCACGTAATCTGAGTTCTTTCCCATATATAATGATCTTCTTCCCATTCTGGTTGAGCCGATGACCATGATCCACCTGTCTGAGTCGTATTGGATGTTGACAGATAATATTGCTCTAATAGCGCAGACACGCCTTTACCGGTTGCACCAGCAGATCCAGTATCTCCGTAAACTCCAATAATGCAAGGATCTGTGTGTGATGTAGTGTTATTAGAATACGAAATTTCTTCGTAGTTCCACAGATACTTGTTTGTCGCCGTTACAGTCTGAACAGTGTCAGTCCATCCAGATGTTTCAGTTGTTACGCCAGTAGAAAGCGGCGTTGCGAGGTAATAGTTTATGACTTCGGTAATACTAATTCCGTTTTCTCCATCAAATACAATTGGTACTGTCTGTTGATCGAGCAGAGTAGTAGTACCGCCAGACGCATAGAGAGAACAGCGAATCGATACAATGTCAGCGGGAATAGTGTATGAATAGGATGATTCATCTGCATTTGATAGATAACGCTGTGTCCACGTCGTATTATTTGCAGTAGTTTCAATTTTGAATCTGCCGGAGTAATCATCTATTGCAGATTCGCCCGTCTGAGATTTCGCAGACAAAGTGATTGCAGTAGGCGTATATACTCCTGCTTCAGATTTCTTGATAGCAGCATGACTGACATTAAGATCATAAGAAGTTGCAGACTCTCCATTTAAAGCCACAGAATACGAAAACACTTTTGTAAGACTGAAACCGTCAACTGTAACAGGTATGTTTAGTGTGCCGCTCATGGAAGTCATCGCGGCAGTTACAGCAATCGCAATAGAAGCATTTGTTGTTCCGCTTCCGCTTGGAGTAACAGTCATACCTGTCGGAACGTTTGCAATTGTTCCAATCGTAACAGCAACCGGAGTTGCGCCTTTATATGCGGCAATTCCGCAATTGATCGTCGTAGGAATTACATGCTCAGTATCTCCCGCAAAGATATGGCTTTCATTAGTAAGAACAACAGTGATTGCATTATTGCCATTTCTTGCGAGAACTTCAGGCGTAGACCATTCTGATGCAGGAATTGTATCTGTTGCTGTACGAGAGCTTGCGGTTGCAAACGTAATATAAATCGGGAGATCACCTGTAGGAATTGTTTGACTCCAACCTGTAGGCACTTCAGACAAAGCACCGCTTGCAAACGTATATGTTAACGTGTTTTCCCAGTCTATAGACGCGCTGTCTGCACGCTTATATAGATAAACAGTTGCTACATTCATGCCATCAATTCCATTAGATGCCACGATAACAGGCGTTGACCACTCGCTTGCCGCAATCGTATCTGTCGTTGCAGCGGATGACGCCGTTGCAAGCGTCATATAAAGTGGATTATCACCAGCAGGAACGGTCTGAGACCATCCAGTAGGAACTGTTGTGAGCGCTTTTGCCGTAAATGAATATGTAAGAGTGTCAGACCAGTCTATTGTCGCGGCAGCTACAGATCTCTTATACAGATAAACAATCGCATTGTTTAATCCGTTTGAGCCGTCTGCGCTATACTGACCGATAACACGCTTGCTTGTGTTTCCAGTTGTCGTATCAGTATATGTAATCAGCTCATAACTCCAAAGATATCGGTTTACAGAATCTACAGTCTGTATTGTTGTAGTAAATTCGCTGTCTGCCGGTGCTTCAGTATTGCTTGTACTCTTCGCGTAATACTCCGTAATCGATGTAATTCCACGTCCGGTTAATCCAGTGTCTCCGTAAACGCCAATGATTACAGGATTGGTATTTGACGGTTGCCCTTCTGTATATGTAATTGTTTCATAGTTCCACAAATACTTATTAACAGTTGTTACAGACTGCACCTGTTCCGTCCAACCAGGAGTATCGCGTGTTACGCCAGTCTGAAGATTCGTTGCGAGATAATGATTCGTAATCTGTGAAATACCACGTCCATCTGATCCATCTTCAACAAATTGCGTAATCGCACTCCATTCAGAAGGCTCAATAACATCAGTAGCCGAGCTTGAAATTGCAGTAGCTTGTATCACAAAACAAGGATTTCCGTCTGATGTAGGAATGATACGACTCCAATTTCCAAGACTTCCACTTAATGCACCTGTAGCAAATGTATAAGTAAGATTGGAACTCGGCGCTGAGATTGCGCTTGCACTTGCAGCGCGTTGATAAAGAAATACGGTCGCTGAACTTAATCCATTTGTTCCGCTTTGTGAAAGAACAGCAGGATTGCTCCATTCATTTGCCGCTATAGTATCAATGTTTTCACGGCTGCTTGCTGTAGCCGCAGTAATATAGATCGGATCATCTCCGCTCGGAATAGTCGTTGACCAGTTGCCAAGCGTTCCAGAGATTACTCCGGTATCAAATGTATAAGTTATTTCTGAAGACGGTTTGCTTGGAGCGGATGTTGCTCTCTGGTACAGATAAATTCTTGCAACATTATATCCGTTCAACCCGTCATCGCTGTACATTCCGATAATGACTGGATCAGTATATCCTGGATTACCGACAGTATATACGATTTCCTCGTAATTCCAAAGATACCGCAGAGTTGAAGTCGTTGACTGCACTGCGGTTGTCCATCCTTGCGTCTGTCTGGTAACACCAGAAGATTGTGACGAAGCAAGATAATAGTTCCTGACGGCAGTAATGCCAACTCCATCCTCGCTATACATTCCTATGACACGTTTTGCAGTTTTAGTTGGATTTGTGCCATCAGTATAATTGATCTGTTCATAAGTCCAGAGATATTTATCAGTAGAATCAAGCGTCGGTACAGTCGTATTGAAACTGCTGTCGGCAGGAGCGGTAGAACCATTGCTACTTTTGGCATAGTATTCAACGACAGAAGTGATGCCACGACCATTGCTCCCAAACGCACCAATGACTCGCTTCGCAGTTGTAGAAGTAGTCTGATCGGAAAGCGTAGTGACCTCATAGTTCCATAGATATGGGTTACTCGCAGTCATCTGAGGCACTTCAGTACCAAAAGAAGCGTCGGCAGGCGGCGTGTTATAATCGTTGTTGACCGCATAGTAGTCAGTAATTGAGTAGATGCCAACACCGGCAGCACCCTGAATACATACGGGGTCAGAATAAGACGCCTGATCATTACCATTTATGGTCTTAGTCCGTTGCCATATAAATTTACCTTCTTCCCATTCTGGGCTTTCGGTAGACCATCCTTCGGAAGGAGCTACCTGATCATCGTCGCCAACGGCATACTGCGTTTCAACGTTTTTGATTGTTGATGACTTTGCCGCAAACTCAGCTCTTGCATCGTTTGTCCTCATGTAAGTGCTTGAGACGGTTTGCAGAATATTCGTCGCGCTCTGCTCGATCTTGCTATTTACTTCCTGCTTTGTATCATATCCTTGCAATTTCTGGTTAAACTCTGTCGTAAGACTTTGAGCCGACGCAGAAATAGCCGAGTTCATTTCTCCCGTTGTGCTGTATCCGTTCAGGAGAAGATTGCCCATAGAATCAATACTGAGGATATTGACAAGAACATCGTCCTCTTGACGAAGAATACGGAATGTTTTTGCGTTCGCCCCAGCTTCGGTAATTAATGTGAATCCGTCTTTGTCAAGCGTAATGCTTCCGGTTTCGTTATAGATTCCAACTTCCTGAGACAAAATCAGATTGCCTACAATGGTATCTGCGATAACACCGTATGCTTCTTCCATCTGCTTTGTTTGCGGATTGTAGTAAGCGAATCTGCCAACACCGGCTTTTGCCGTAAGCCATCCGTCATCTGTGACATACAGGCCGCTGCTGATAATCTTTACCTGTTCATCCTTATAGCCTTCGGTTTCAGGAATATATTCGCGCCCAGTGATACCTGACTCGTCAATAACAAATTCCTGATTTGCCGCACCACCTACAATCTTTGATGTCAGCTTAAATCCGTCAGTCAGCCAGTTGTCAATTTCAACCTGAGTCTTTTTACCGGCTTTCGCCTGACGGGAAACAGTGCCATAAGAAGAACTCATTGAACGAACAGCGGAAAGCAAACTCTGAATGTCGCTTGCGGAATTATATCCCTTCTTAACATCAGAGAACTCTACACTCGACAGTTTCCATGAACTGTAGTCGATGGTATATTCAACCAGGCGCAGTCGATAGATTTCGTTATCAACTTCAATTCGCAGCCAGTTACCAACTTTAAACTTGTTGACAAGAGGATGAAATTCGCGCATGGTCAAAAGATTGGACAGCGTAGAAGAAATAGAATGCTGTAATACGGCAGAGCGATAGATTTCCTTCCTTGCGAGATTCAGGAATTCTTCTGCTCTCGTAAATATTTCTTCATTGCTTAACCCGTCTGATATATAGTTTTTATTTGTAAATGTATCTTCGCGACGGAAGCTTGCAAATTCAAGCCATAGATCTTCGCCCAGATATTCTTCAAAGTTCAGAATCTCCTGTACTTCATTGCGCTTATCAAGAATTACGCTCTGCATACCGTCAATAAGAATTCCGCCGTTTTCATCATAAACGCCTACAACAACTGCCAGCTCCGTTGTGCGAACACTGATTTCATCCTCAATCGCAGCCATCTTGTTGTAGTACGGAAGATACATATTATCATAAAGATTATTTTGTGAACTGACCCAGCTCTTACGATCCGCAACGCCTTGCTGAATCATAATGTCCAGAGCAATCTGACACGCTTCTCTGAACGCAATAAGCCTCTGAAGAGAATATTTTGTCATCTCTTCCTTAAATTCAACCAGAGTAAGATTGAACAAGTCAGTAATACTTGCCGGATCATCGGATTGCTGAGTCATTGCCTTTGCGATCTTCTGCTTGACATACGTCTCCATATCGGTTGTGATCTGAAGAGTGACTGTCTGCGAGACCGCAACGTCTTCTTCATCGCTGTAGTTTGTAACTTTGAAATTACCAGTCCAGCGATAAGAGCTTGAATTATAAGAACTCTCGTTAATCTTGACCTGAAAGCTTCCGCGAACAAGACATTTCGCGACACTGAGTGCTGCACTGGAAGCGGTTGACTCAGTACAGGAAGCAAGATTCGCAACAGCAACAGGGGAGAGCGCGTTTACTGTCAGCTTCGCGGCTTCCTGCGCGGCAGTCGTTGTCTCTGTTTCAACATTCGGCATGAGCGAATTATTGAGGAACATCTGAAGGTCAATCGTATTATAGTACGCTGTCATCAATGCTGGGAAGCCAACAATATTTTCAGGAATCTCTTCAAGATCACTCTTTACGCTCTTATACTTCTGCACAATCTGATTGTACTGATCTCTGAGATTAGCGGGAGGCGAGTAGCTTTCCGTACTCTGGTATGCTTCATACATGCTGTCATAATCAGAAAGCTTCTGCCTGAGTGCTTCAGACATATCAGACTTCATGGCGTCAGTAATATACCATAGATACTGGCTTCCGTTCGGATTGCAGTTGATAATTGTTGCCGTCATCAAATCATCTCCGCCTTCAAGACGGAAACAGTTCTTTACCGAGTCAACGTCAGTTGAATAATTGATCTCCTGTGCGAGATTTTTCCTTGATACGAAAATGGATGTGTCTTCGCCGTAGCCGTACTTGATATTTGTGCTTCCGCATTTGTCACATGCGCCTGAGAAATCTCCGCGATTTTTACAATCAAGGCAGTAGTTCTCAGCATCATATACAGAGATCGTCCGGTCAATTTTTGAATCCGTACCCTTACGCGCTTCAATGATAAAGATGCAGTTATACTCAGTAGCAACATCCTGGTAAGCATCAAAAATGCTTATATCATTAAAGCTAAAGCTACGCTGAATATTTGCAATTGTATAGTCTACATGCTTTACTCTGTAATGCGGCGCTTTATACAGAAGACGATCAACAAGAGATACTTCCTTATCTTCAGGATCATATAAAACCGTAGGCTTATAATTCTCTCTTGCAATATCCGCTTCTGTGTTGATTTCAATTCCGTACAAATTGATCTGGGACAGCTCTGCTTCTCCCAATGAAACTGCCGTGCAGCTCTTAATGGTTTCATCGGATTCATCTAAATCAAGATGAATTTCATACCACAGGTCATATTCTGGGCAATATGCAAGTTTGAAATCAACAATCCGACGCCAAAAGCTTTCATCAATTTCACCGGATTTTGTTAAGCACTGATTTTTGTAAACATTAAAACTGAACTCTGAACCGCTTAAGAATGTATCTCTAAACTTTACATCGCTGATCGGCAGCTCACGAATCTTATTTCCAGCTTTTGTGGCGAGTATGAGTCTGGCAGGCAATGGGTTATTTGCTGAGTCAAATTTAATTGTTATCGCCACAGACCCACCTCCTTACAGCGTATCTTTCCAGATTGGGCGATATTTTATTTCAACATTACATGGCATAGATGCCGTAATGATATTTGTCCTGTTGTTAATTGTATTTCCAAAGCAGAAGAACTGATAGTTAAAGTCATTCGCAATGTCATGCTCATCGTCTGAAGATTCAATAATCATCGTGTCTCCGCTGAGAGTGATCACTTCTCCACTTGAGCAGTTAGCAACTTCGAAAGAGCATCCGGTCACATCGTCGGTAAGAACCAGATCGCCAGACGCGCCGCATGTAACCTTAACCTCTGGGTATGTATCACCGATTTCATCGTTCTGATCGGCAAACGGAAGAGAAAGATTTGCATTTGTAAATGCAAGCTTCTTTACAATTTCATCACCATATCCAAACGGTGAATCCGTAATCATCTCAAGCTCAATTCCGTATGTTCTCTGCGCGATCTGAACTCTTGACAGAGTAAACGTCGCACGAAACCAGGGCTTCACACGTTCAGGTTCATCCCAGTCATAAGAATGAAACCAGCAGAACTCTTTGCGGTTCAGCCATCTTGACAAAGATCTGAATTCTTCTACGGTAATCTCCATATGATCAGGGTCAAACACCGTAGGATCTTTACAGATCTGGAATGTCGTTGTAAGCATATCATCATAGCTTACGCCGCATACAATTACTTTCATACCATTGCGAATCGGCTCGGAAGATAATGTAATCTCTGACCCTTTTTCGGCGGTTTCTGCGCCAGATGGTACGTCAAAACTGCATACCATAAATCCGAATTCGCTTAATTGTTTTCCGTCATATTCAAAGTCATATGCATACAAGGACTACACCACCTTCCCAATTTTAGTTATTTCTCTGATTTTCGCTTTTGCTTCTGCTTCGTACTTTTTAGATAAATCTTTTATTTGATGCAGAGCGTCATCATATTTTCGAATCATCTCTTCAAGCTGTTCTCTTCTTTCAGAGTATTCGAACATATATTTGTCATATGCTTCTTTGAGCGTTCCATATTTTTCTCGCTCCGCATTCAATTCAATATCTTTAAAATGAAGCTCTCTCCTTAAATTCCTGATTTCAGCTTCATATTCTTTATTAGCATCAAGTAGACGCTGATGTTCGCCGCCAATTTCTTTTCTCTTTCTCATATTAAACTCCATATAACAGACAGAGAGGATAGTATTAAACTACCCTCTCTGTGAATCAATTAAAAGTTGATCATATTCTTGCGGAATCCGCTTTTGCCAACAGCGCGGTCAAGCGTGATCACTTCAATAAGCTTTTCAAACTTAGGATCGTCACGCATCTGTCTAAGCATATCTTCATAATTTTCAACATGATCAATTGAAACGCTTACGCCGCCGACATCAACCACTGTTCCAACTCCACTGCCAAGTCCAGGCATGCTGATGTTCTTGGCTTTTGACGCATTCAGCATCGGAATAGACCTCATGATCTTTGAAGCCTGAAGATAACGCTGAGTATCTGCGGCATTCAGCATCATCTCATTATTGCTTGCGCCGTGAACAATTGCCAGACCTGTATAGTCTACCATGCCTCCGGTATCAAAAGACTTGACTGCTCCTGCGGCTCTTGCCATGGCGTTGACATTATCATAAATATGATTCAAAACAATGTTTGCGCTGCTGATTCCTTCAAACACACGGTCATAATTTGCAAGACTGCTGCTGACAGAGTTCATCATTTCATTTGTCGGAGTATAACCGACAGCACGGCTGACATCCTTCACCGTCTGACGAATATCCATCAGGTTTTCGTTGGTGAAGTCAATCATTTCGCGCATAAGCTCGTCAACATTGTCCAGGCGGTTATTCATCAGTTCTTCATACTCGTCATATATATCGCTCAGCATCTTTTTCTGTTCAGAGGTTGCCTGATCACGCTCTGCTTCTTCCAAATTAGTTTGAGCTTTCTTAAGACTTTCTCTAAGCCTCTGAACCTGTGCTCTGGTTTCCTCAGAATTATCACCAGAAAATGCAGACAACTGTTTCTGAATTATTGCGACATCTGCTGATTTATCAGCAATCTCTTTTTGATATTCATACAGATCTTTTGCGCTGTCAATACTCTCTTCATATGCATCGATTAGCTCTTGCATAGAACTGAGTTCAGCCTGAATGCCTTGAGAAACAAGATCCTTCATTGCCTCTTTTTCTGATTCTGCTGCAAGAATCGACTGTTGCTGAAGATTCAGCAGAGTTTCGCGACGTGCAATCACTTCCGTGTCATACGGATCATTCTCAAGTTCTTTTTGAACTTCAAGAAGTTCTTTTGCATACGCATCAGCCTGTGCCATATAGGTATTGTAGTTCATAGCAATCAGTCCGGCAGTTGTAGTACCTTTGTTATTGAACTGCCCGTTCTCATCAAACAGATTACTGTGTGACATCAAGTTAATGAGGAATTCAGCTTCATCGCTTAGTTTGCTAAATCGATCCTGTGCATAGTCAAAATAGCTCCAATCAATAGAGCGAATTGTTTTGCGCATATTGACAAGCTCAATATTTGCGTCTGCGATTGCCTCCTTGACGGCAAGGATCTGCGCGTTCATATCATACCATGCTTCAGACTGTTCTTCTATTTCACCTGAATCCATAGCTTCCTTGAAATAAGACTGAAGACTGTTCAACTCTTGACCAAGAAGCGCCACATTCTTTCGCTCATTTTCCATCAATGCCTGATACATATTCGCATTGTCAAGATATCCCATGGCATCTACCATAGAAACATCTTTGTTAATCATATTGATATCATGCTCAATAAGCGAAATCTGATTTTCATAGTCCTTCTGTACATTGTTGAAGTTGCTGACATATGCATCTGCAATACTTTGATGTAGATCCTCAATCGCAGATTTACTATCAAGCGCCTTCTCATACCATTCAGTATATTGATTGATAAGATCAATAGTATCTTCATCGTATTTTCTAATATCAATTTCGCCATTTTTAACAAGCGTCTTGATATCATCAGCAAGGCCAATGCTTTCAGCCTCCTGCATATACCTGGTATATGCGGATTCTTGTGTCTCTATTTCTTTGGTAATTTCAGAGATTGCTTCTTTTGTCGAAGAAAGTCTGGTAGAAAGCTTTTTAAATCCGCTGGTAGCAACTTTTTGGATATCAGAAATTATTCTTTGGATTCGATTCAGTCTAACCGCAATCCAGTCAACCTTCTGCGGATCTGACGCAGACTGCCAATCAGAGCCGCCTACGCTGTCGCCAGTTCCAGAATATCCACCGCCGTCTTCGCCGCCGCCTGAGAAACCACCGGAAGCTCCACCTCCATTGGTAAATCCACCACCGCCTAGAGTACCAGATTGATATGCAGAAAGTTTTCTTGAATCTACGCCTGGGTAGTTACAGTTTTTACATGTTGCAGAATTACCGCTATTAGACTGACCGCACCTTGGGCATTTCCATGTATATCCGGGGCCACTTGTACCTGAATCATAGATACTCCGAATAGTCTGGCTTCCTGCATTACCTGTTGCAATATATGTATTGCCCCAGTTTGCATTTGGTTGCCCGTTAACGGTTGGACGCCAGTCGGTATATGTGCCAGTTCCGCCCATATTCTGACCGGTATATACAGCAGTCGGAGAACCAAGAGCGCTCCTGTTAACTCCTGCATTTTGCGATCCATAAGTGGCGGCGTTAATCCTAGCCGCCAGATCAGAAACCTGACCCCAGCTTACAACAGACGAAGAAGTTGTTCTTCCTGTATTATTATTTACAGTAGTAGTGTATGTTTTTGTACCGCTTGTTAAATAGCCGCCGCCTGCAAAGTTATATCCGCAATAAGGGCATGTCTGCAATCCAGAAGCAACCGATGACCCGCAGCGAGGACACCTTTTTACGGAAACAGTTACAGTTTTTGTCGAAGAGGTTTTGCTTGTAGATGCCGTTAAACCTTCTGCCTGACGTTTTGCAGGAGTTTTTCTTCCGCTGAGAAGTCGGCTGATCAGATCGCCACCAACGTTACCAGATGCAAACGCATTGCTAGGAAGTGAACAACTGCTTCCAAGAATATCCTTCGTTTGGTTTGCATTGAAAACAATTGCATCTTTTGTCAGATAAGCAAATCCAGGTTTTCCGCCATTCGGAATATAAGCAACGCCTTTATCTGAAACAAGTTCCGGCCCTTCTTCATTGAGAAGAGTATATCCGCCTGGGCCACGTCCACCAGAAGCTCTTGAACCGAATATTCTTCCAAGAATACCGCCAATCCCAGAAGACTTGGAAGACGAACCAGATGACACTGATGACCCAGACGTAGCAGAACCAGTATTGTTGTTTGCATTTATGTTGACTGTTGCGCTCTGCCCATTCAGACTGCTAAGTTTCCGTTGAACCTGATCAATTATCGCAGAGGCTTTATCATTTGCGCTAATGACAGGGTTAGCTTCATTAGTATCCAGTTCATCAACTTGTTGATTGGTTTCTGCAAGCATCTGACTGAGTTCACCAACACTTGCAGTAACCGCACCTGAATTGCGCAGTTCGTTCAGAATGTTCATGATCTCAATATTATCAGAACCTTCTGCCTGCATCTGGGAGATCAACTCTTTAACAGCAGATTTTTCATCTCCGAGTTTTGTCTTAAGATCACTAAGCCGATTAATCAGTTCAACAGTCTCTTCAGAAGACCGCATGACCTGAGTGCCATAAGCATCCCATTCATCAAGAAACGCCGCCATTGCAGCTTCAGAAACACCAAATGCCTGCGCAAGCTTTTCAATGCTTTGATACCACAGACTTACTTTTCCATTGCCTTGGTCTACTACACCAGCAACATCCTGGAACTTTGCCGCATTATCCTTGATATACTGAACCATCCGTTGTCCAGCAGTTTGTGCGGACTCACCGGTTGGGTCAAAGAGCGATTTCATCATCGATGACTGAAGTTGTTTACCAATTTCAGCCATATCATAATTCATCGCCGCAAGTTGTTCGGGAGAGAAGAAAAGGGAAGCGGCAGCATGAAGCCTATTTGTATCTAATTTTCCAGCGTTAAGGTCTTCCAGCGCGCCCTTGTAGATTTCCTGCATGGACGCAATTGAGTCACCCTTTTCGCCGCCTTCCATTGCCTTGTTGTAATCTGCAAGAGCCTGGGAAGTGGCTGCGAGTTCGTCACGGAAGGAAGTCAGATCGCCAATATTCTTCTGAATTGACTGTGAGAAACTTTCAGCGGAAACACCGTTAAGATCTAAAAGATGCTGTTTAAGATCGTCAACAGAATATCCACACTCATCCATCCAGTGTATAAGCTCTTGGATTTGCTCTTCAGTTGGTTCTGCATCTAAATTGAGAAGCGCGTCCTTCGTCTCTTCTGAAAGAGATTCAAGATTTTCCTTAAATCCTTTTGTTTGTTCTGCCGCTTCTTTTTCTGCTTCACTTGTATTGTTAAGTGCTTCCTGGTATTCTGCCTGTGCATTTGTGACGGCAATTGTAGCAAGACTGAGTTTATCCTGCGCCATGCTGAGAGCAGAACCATCATCATAGAGCGAGAGGTTATCATATTCTTCTTGTGCTTCAGCAGCTCTTTTCTCAAGCTCTTTAACGTTGGCCTCATACTCTTCAAGAGTATGTCCCTCACCAAGCATACCTGTAGTATTTACTTCTTTGAAACGATCAGCAACAGCCGCAATAGAAAGAATAACGGTTGCTATAGAAGCGGCGGCGGGAGCAATCGAAATCAGTGTATTTCCAATTGCGGCAAGAGTCTGAGGCAGAGCAGAAATACCGGTTAACAGCTTGTCTGTTTTTCCGCCTGCTACAATAACGCCGGTCAGAAGCTCTTTAAATACTGCAATATTTTTTATGCCAAGAACCAAAGCACCAGCGCCTAGAATAGTTCCTAATACACCAAACTTTTCAATGAGAACGCCAATACCTTCAGATAACTTTGTTAAGCCGTCTATGATATTTCCAAGATCGCCACGGTCAATAGCTGTCTGCCATATACCAGTCCAAGTTTCTTTCAGACGATTAGATTTATATGCAAGAGAGTCCATGATAATAGACATCTCGGCGTCGGCAGCACCGGCGCTATTTTGCATCTTCTTCATAGCGTCTTCGGCAGCTTGGAAGTTAGACAGAATAGCCGCACCAATCTGAGCACGGTTTTTGCCAAATAGCTTTTCCAGAAGCCCAGCTTGTTCTTTATCTGTAAGTGTATCCCATATTTCAGAGATACGCTTCAAAATATCATATGTTGATTTATATGTATCTTCGTCCTCCATGATAGAGACCTGACCATGAGTCAGTTCAGAAATATCATTACGGACGTTACCAAGCGTTTCATCAAATTCGCCAGTCTCTTCATCAAGACCACGAATACGCATTGAAATTGTTCTTAAACCATTACCGACACGGGAAGCATCCTGTGTGATTTCAGTACCGGCAGTAATAAGAGCAAGCGTTTGTTCAAACGAGTTATTTGCCGCATTCATGGATGAAGACGATACTTGAAGAGCATCTGCCAAATCTTTATTGCTTAATGCAAAGCTATTACCAAGAATATTGATTTTAGACATAATGCCATCAAGAACTTCATCTGTCTCAAAACCAAACGCTTTCATTGTAGAGACTAGCGATTCTTGAGCCTCTTTTGTAGACATACCAGGAGAGATCTGAGCAAACTGCGAACTGAGTCTCGCCATTGTCTTTACTTCTTCTGCCGAAGAATAACCAAGGCGTGACCATGCAGCCGCCTGCTCAATGATCTCCTGAGTTGTTACACCGAGATTCTTTGCCTCTGTATTAGCGTCTCTATAGAACTGAGCCAGCTCCGTATCAGACATCGTAGTTGTTTTTCTCAGGTCAATCAAAGCAGTATCAAGGTTAATAACAGTATTGATACCTTCTTTAATTGTGCTGATAGCCTTCATTGCAGCCTGATATGCAGTTCCGATACCAGCTACCTGAAGAGCAAAACTTCCTACTTTGCCTCCTATACCAGCCAAAGAACTCGTAAACTCTTTTACGGTAAGATTGGCTGATTTAGCTCTTGCCTGAATATTATTGAATTCAGCAGCGCATCTCTGCAACATTCCAGAGCTTGTATTCTGGCTAAGTCTTGATTGAATATCTCTTAATTCGTTTTCAAATACTTTTGCCGCCTGAGTATTTTTGTTCATCCAGGCTTGAATATTATTTGAAAGTGTATTTGATTTTGTTAAAGTAAGAGCTTCTTTATTTGCCTGTTTTACCTTATCGGCAAATTCTTTGGCGGCTTTTGCCGCTTTCTCTTTTTCTTGTTTTTCTTTCTTTAACGCTTCAGCTTCAGCATTGATCGCCTTCGTAGAACTTGCAAAAGACTGAGTGAACGATACGGCAGAAGTTGTAGCTACCTTGGTTTGTTTATCAAATTCCTGAACAATCTGTACCGCACGCCCAAGCTCATCAACACCATTAACAGTGAGCTTTAGCCCTCCGTTTTGTGTCCATGAATTCTTGACCTTGGTAATAGTAACCATGGTTTCTTCAAGCTTTTTGGTAACAGCACCAATCTGCTTATCATCGAAACCAAGGCTTGCCATCAGGTTCTTTACGTTTCCAGTGCCAACATTTTTAACTTTAATACTTCCAAGGCTACTCTCTACTTGCTTCTGTATAGCACTGCCCATTTGAGAGCCGATCTGCTGACCAAGCCCAGTTAAGTTAATCTTGAAGTCTGCTTTACCAAGCGACTTCTGAATTTCACTGATCAGCTTACTTGTATCAACAGTAATATTACTGAGCTGTACTTTGGCGTTTTTTGATTCCTTTTCAATTGCCTGCTGTAATGAACCACGCACTAGAGTCGCGGTTACTTTAGCAGTATATTGATTCGCCATAAATGCCTCCTTCCTGTAATTTAGGAATAAAAATTTCCACCATTACAGGTGGAGTAAATTACAAATCATTCAAAGATTTTTTCTCCGTTTGTTTAATACCGCCGTCGCCAAAATACTGTTCTAATAGATTATCGTCAGACCGATCATCATACACACTGACCAAATCAATCGTTGACCAGCCAAGAACTTTTTGCACGACGCTCTCCGGTAGATTTTGTTCAAGTAAATATGTTGTAAAGCTATGTCGTAATGCATGAGCATAAAACGGTTTCTTTAAAAATTTTGAAAACGAATCGTACATGTTATCAATGATAGATATATCCATGCATTCTTCGTAATTATCTTTGTCAGGGAATAGCCATTCGCTTTCAATTCCAAGTCTTCTGCGCTCAATCATCCACATATTTAAATAAGGTTGAAAAGGCTTTGCCAGGGTATAAACAGTCAGGAGCTTTCCTTTTGATCCTCTGCCTTTAGTAACCATTTTCTCTGGCGTTTGGTACAGAGTTCCGCCACAGATCAAGTTTTCCTCATCGAAATAACTGACTTTAAATCGACACAATTCTGCCTTACGCCTTCCGCTATACATTGCAAGTGCCAGGATGCAAGCCCGTTTAAACTGCTTCTTTTCAACAAGATAATCAAGAAGCGGTTGAAGATCTGCGATAGTAAATACAGACTTCTCACGTACAGGCTCATTCACAGGATTTTCTATCTTGTTCCATATCGCACGATAGTCAGGAAACTCATCGTCAAGCATATTCTCAATATAGTTTTCCAGAGATCGCGCAGTAGCTTTTACGGTACGCAGTCTGCTCGGAGACCATCCCCAAACATTCAATGCGTGATTTTGAAACTTTGTGATTTCTCTTTTTGTGAAATCAACGAACGCTTTGTTTTTATTAAAATCAAGACTCCAACACCAAATAATATGAAGGTTGTTTGTATATTGCTTGATTGTATTTTTCGACTTATCCGTTGCAGTTAAATATTCTATAAAATCATTTTCCAGCTCGATATTGTCTTCATTGACTTGTTTTAACTTTTCGTCAGATGTTATATCGTTATAGACGGTTGACCGTCCATTTGTCTTACCCATACGACAACCGCCTCCTTAATCAAAATATTGCTTCATCGCATCTTCAAAATCTTTTCCTATTTGTACTTCAGCCCAGTCCCAGTATCCAGGAGAACCAACGGCAGGACGTAATCCAGGGTAACTGCCTTCATTGGTTAAATGCAAAATCTGATCCATACTGGGATTCTTACCGGTAGAATATCCGCCTTTGTTCCTTAACTGAGCCGTAAAAGACGAACTTAATTTTGTTTGTTTCTTATCAGTAATTTCCGGTGTACTTGCAAGCTTATATGTTCTTACATATACAGAAGGATATCCACCGGCATAGAAATCAGATATTGCTTTATGCATCGTGGCAAGCGCTTTTTTCTCGGTCAACGCCATTGCAGAAGCAATATCCGCCATGATCGCTTTTTCAAGCTCGGCGTCATTATTTACCACGCGCATAATGATCCACCTTAAGCTTCCTTATTGCCAAAGAGACTTACAACGTTATCCTTATTTGATTCTGCAATTTCCTTCAAACGTTTTGAAGCTTCATACACTTTTGACAAATTATCGGGAGACATGATCATATTAATAACGCCAGCCATTAAACCTAAAGCCTGAACGAGAGAACCCTTGCGATAATCCACAAGTTTCATAGCGTCAGAATAGGCAGCACCAAAAGACATTTCATCTGAACAATTTACGGCTTCATGGTATGCTTTAATGATTTCGCCATTATCCATAACGACATTCATATCTGGATTTTCAACATCCTGAAATACAGATTCTTTCATGCAATAATCACAGAATACAGCGACAGAAACAATGCGCCCCATATGCGGCGTATATTCACCATTATCATTAAAGAATCCATTCGCAATTTCTTCAACAACGGCAAGATAATCATTGACATTCAGTTTAGTTTCGAACTTCATATTTTATCCTCCAACTCATTTTGCCTGTTCACTTAAAAACTTATCTATATCGTACCTGTAATTCACTCTCATAACTTTTTGAGGAATTACCTGATATGGGATATCATAGTCATCAAGATCTTTGACTGTGAAACTCTTCTTTGGTACGCACTCAATTAATTTGTTATATGCTTTGATCTCAATAAAAATAGTTAATTCAATTTCTCTGAACTCAATCACGAATCCACATGTAATGCCAGGATATGCGTCCCAATCATTTAATCCAAGCGCCTGATGATAGTGGATTCCACTGCCAGGATCATCGCCTTCACGCTCAAACTGAATTGATTTTCCGGCGACTGTTTTAAGTTCAAGAGCATATAAACGAAAACGCCGCGAATCCCAAATCAAATAGTCAAAAGGATTCTGGCGTGTAAATCTCAACATTGCATTTCTCTGAAAACCGGACGGGTTATCAGGCACACGATATGCAAGAGCATACGGCGGAGCAGACTTGGCAAAATTCTGCTCAAATATTTTTCCAGGGCCTCTCATGATACGCCCTTCTTCGGTGATGCCTCGCACCACTTTTTATAAATAAAACTTGTTTCATCTTTTAAAAACCAAGCCGTTATTTTTCCAGGTTTAATTTCATTTTCAAATACAAATTTTGGCTGACAACCATGAGACGTATAAAAGATTATCTGTTTCAGGTTGTCAATTGGAATAAGATTCTCGCGCCCATAACACGCGATTGCTTCTTCCAAACTTTCAAAACTGATACTCTTCATCTTTCTCTCCAAATCGCAAAAATTAGGGAGACAGCAGGCTAATCGCAGTCTGAGTCTCCCCATTCATAACTGCGATACCATTGTCATTCATCTTTCGTTTCTTCTACAACAGTTTTCTTCCGCCGAGATTTCTTTGGCTTCTGCGGCTCTACGGTTTCCGTAATAGCATTGTCGGCATTCTGATCGATCAGCTTTTCAGCTTCGCCATCATCGACAATATGAAAGTCTCCGCCCTCATGAAACACAAAAACATATTTTGCATCTCTGTGAATAGAAGGGAACTGGACATGAATTCCGTCAACATCGGCAACCGTAATCACTTCATTGTTCATAAGAACTTTACATTTCGTTATCATATCTTTCTCCTATTAAAGAAATCGGGAACGTGCAGAAATCTACACGTCCCCTTTAAGAAATATATTTCTTTCAATTCGAAAGGCTAATTAGCCCTCAACAACCTCGCTGTCCTCAACCATGTCAAGGATATTACCGGCCTTGTCTTCAAGCAGATCAAAGGTGGCGGTGACAGTGGCAGGATCGCCCTCGGAGCTGAAGGTCATCTCCCAGTTGCGCTGGATGGAAGCCTTATAAGCGGTAATGATGAACGGTGCATACATACCGTCTTCGTCCTTGTCCAGAGTGGACATGGTGATGAAGTAATCCTTCGGAAGCTTCTTGTTCGTGAAGGAAATCTTCTTCACGCCAGCCTTCACAATCAGATAGCCAACTTCATACTCGTCATTAACAGCGATGTCGCTTGCAGTGGTCGCAGTGAACACGTTGGTAGCAAAAGTACCAGCAATAGACTTATCCTCATCGCCATAATCACCAGCGGGGAACACGAACACAGAGCCGTCAGCAATGCTGTTGCCGTCGCCCGGAGTCAGGGTGATCTTACCAGCCTCGGTAGCCTTAATGGTCTCATGCTTTGCAAAAGTAGCAGAGCTGTCGATAACGCCATCGGAGTACAGAGAGAAGAACTTGAAGCCACGAACCTGGCACTCAACGCTCATCGTACCGGTAATCGGGTTCGGGAACGCGATCTTACGAGCACCCTTTGCCATCGCGTACACGGAATCGCTCTGAAGACCAACAGTGGTCACATTAGCGGTTTCGAAGAAAAGGAACGGCATCATAGTTTTCAGAATGCGAATATCAAGGTCGCAAACCTGTCTATTAGCGCGATTCAGTTCCATAATATTTACCTCCTAATTTACGATTCTTTCTTATCGTATTCATTTTGATACCAGCTTTCCGGTTTAAAGGTATTCTTTTCATCGCCCCAAACCGATACTCTGGTCTGATCTATGTCATAAAAAGCACCGTTTCTCATTCTATTAAACAAGTCCAGCACTTGATAAACAGTTAGCTGCCATATGTTTGTATAATTGATTGACGGATGCCGCGCTACAATGGCAGATATAATATTCGGAAGCGAGAAGTTAGGATTTCTCTCTTTTACTTCAGCTTCATCTTTCTTAGCTTTCTGCATCTTTTCGTATAGCGCTTTTGCTTTAGCATTTTTGAACAGTTTATCTGGAATATGGTCAAGCTCTAAGTCATCAACTTTCATCCCGCAAACTTGTTTTAGAATGCTGATAATTTGATGGAACAGGTCTTCGTTAACGATGCAAAGAATGTCATCTGGATTCATATGCTCTCGTATTTCTGTTCCACTGTTTAATATGACAAAAAGACCGGCAGAATAATCTACCGGTTCTTCAAAAAAGAAACGAAACAAATCAAGGTAAAACATCTGCAATGTGTGATCCATTGCGATTGCCTGGAATATTGTCATAGAATTTTTCTGATCATCAGACATTAACGTCCAATATTCTGGCTGTTCCTTAACATATTTCGTGTAATAATCTTTTGGCGTAAGCGTCAGAAAGTTTTCCAACAAGCCAAACTGTTCAAACCCAATTTCAGATATGCGACTCAGCAACGGCTTTCGAATCGTCCCAACAGTAAGCCTTACCGGATCTGGGCTGATCATAGTTCCGTAGTCTAATCTCATCTGAAATTCGGCACCTCGATGACAACCTGAACGCCATAAAACCGCCTGGAATTGTACGGGTACAGAGAATAAATCTCCATCGGCCCGATACCAAAACTTCTTGTAACTTCCTCATCATTCAGAAGCGTATCCTCGACCATCTGCGCGAGAATATCTGCACGGTTTCCGTGATACCCTTCCTTTGAATAATTTTCAAGAATGTCACGATGTGTAATGATATACATGGTAATCTGGCATGTCTTAATTTGCGGATGTACAAATGGAAGGGCAATATCATAGAATATGAAAGAAGCTGTTTCCTCAATTGTATCGTCAATAAAAAGATGCGACTTTACATGATCCTTGAACTCTTTCATAATCTCTGAATTGCTTTTTCCGGTAAGATCACCGAGCAAAACTTCCTTTATGTCATTGTTCTTATAAAGCGCCGTATGAATTTTCTCTTTAAAAATTCCGATATCGGCAATTGATCTTTCTTTTCTCATACGTCACCTCACAAAAATGCACGCACTGTAAAGATGACAGTATCAGGTTCATAGCCATCGGCAGACAGTGATAATGTGAAGCTCTTATTAAGAAGTTTCTTATTATTAGCTTCTATCTCAATGTCGTTGCCAATGTTGGTGACATCCAGAAGTTCATTCTGCTCTCCTGTAATAAGCCATTCCGAAGTTACACCAGAGACTTCTTCACCAGACTCATTATAGAATTTTGCTATAAATACAGCCGGTTCAAGATCGTAATAAACCACATCATCATCATAAATAATTTTACATGTAAGTTTATGTTCCTCTTCTTTTTCGGCAGGCTCATAGCAAAGCCAGTACCCTTTGCCGTCAATCACATAATATCCATCGGTTTCATGCTGTTCATCCTGCGTGACCATAAATTCAAAAAGTCCGCTTCCCTGATAATCATATAAGACCGAATCCACGCGGGTGATATCATAAGTAATAAGTGGGAATGATGTATCTTTCGTCACATCTTCACTTATTTGCTTTTCGTAGATTTTGCATCTGCGATCAATAACAAACCGCATGTTCTGTCGAAGCATCAAGGATATATCATCATCAGGAATCGTAATAAGCAACTGGTCTGAACGAATCGCGTAATTCTCATTCTCATGTTCACCGTTGTTATACTGTGAAGCCGAAATTACATTCGCCCATCTCTGCTGCGGGTTTCCGTTGTCATCAAGCCACGTAATCTGATAATTGCAATTCTGAAGGATCGCTTTCTCATATATTCCGTTGTCATCGACAATACCGGTAATGATCCAGAATCGACCCTTTACTTTCGCATACATTCCGGCATGGCAGCTCCCGATAGGAACAAGAAGATGCCTTACCAACGTCTTCAGTTTGGTGTCTGTCAGCCTGTTATTCAAAATTGCCCGAATCTGTGTGCATTCAGACAAGTTATAATTGTACAGCTCTACATCAAGCGCAATGTCGGAATCAAGCGCTTCCAGAAAACCTTCTGCGCCGAAATCATTCAGTGCTTCACTTTCAAATCCGCTTAACTGATCATACGGCGTTTTCATCAAATACCATTCGATAGCCATACGTCACCTCAGTTATATGCAGGAGTTTTCTGATTTGATACCATGACGATTGACTTCATGTCATTGTAGTCAAGCTCGTTCTTTGCGGCAGTCTTGCTTCCGTTATTACCATCTATAGAAATATCCTTAGATACAATCGAAACACGCTTGTTAACTTTAGATACTTCGCGCTCCATATAGTAAACTTTCATCATTTGAGCCAGTGTGTCTATGACATATTGGTCTAACTGCTCGGTGAAATCGACTGCTTGATCATCCAAAGAAACTTCCGCAATTTCAGTGGAATACTGCGCGACAGCCTTTTTCAGCCAAAGCAGTTCCAAGCTTGTTGGAATCTGGCTCTTATCCTGGAACGAGGCTTCAAAGCTGTCGAATACCTCTTTCGCTGTAGTCACAGCCATAAGAGCACCCTCCTTGCTTGTTTACAGGCTAAAGCCCGTGAGTTTTTCGATGAACCGGATCTTCTTGTAGTCGTTCAGACCAAGTCGCGAGATTCCGTCCATCACAGCGCTATATTCAGAACGCGACACAAAACACCGAACGAATTCCTTTTCAAACTCTTCCTGATTCGCGATTGTGAAAAGCTGCTTCAGCAGTTCATCGCTGTAATAAAGCTGTTCTTTGCTTCCGTCTTCGCTGATAAATCCAAGTTCAATCCTTGTAGGATCGTCTTCGATAATCAGCGTGGCGTGGCTGCCAACGTTGTCAGTGCCGAGGAACAGCCGGTTGCCGCTGTTGCACTGTGCAATGATCTCGTTTCTTGGAAGTGTGAACGTCCCGCGCCTTGCGATCCTTACATCAGCGCCGTTGTCGCGCCGCACAAAGGTGGTTTCCCATTCCGCAATGCTGCGAATCGTTACCTTCTTGTCAAGATCAAGATTTTCTCTTACCGGTTCAGGCTTTACTTCGGGTTTTGCCGCTTTCGTACTTGTTACCATAAACAAATCCTCATTTCAACTAAAAAGAATGATATCAATTAAATCTGTGCTTCGTTTCAACATACAACTGAATGATCTGATCCAGCGTGTCAGATTTCTGAAAAACCCAAAATCGCTTATGCGTTTTCGGATGCACATCGGATGCGATGCACTTCTGGTCAAATGCCATCAGAAAATGGTAAAGCCGAAACGAATAACAGTAATAATTCTTGTTCTGTTCTTCCATAAATATGAAAATAGCTCTCCCATGGGAATAAGCCACAGGAGAGCGTTCAATGTGAGAAATTAGCCGAGGTTGGTGTCCTTCAGAACGCCGATCTCAAACTCATGACCCTTCGCCACATCGCAGGCCACTTCAAGGTCGAAACGAGACATGACCTTACCGGTCTTGACATCGTTGCCGCTGAAGGTAGTCAGACCGCCGCGAGTCCAGGTCTTGATCGGGGAACGACCGCCAGCGGGAACCACGAATGCTAGACCCATCGGCAGCATGGTCGCGAAGTTCGTACCGGCAGCATCCAGCTTGCTGTAGTCATACGGATTCTCGATGTCAACCAGCACAGAGCCATTGTACATGCCGAGAACGCCGTTCTGCTGAAGCTCGTTCATCGCGGCTTCAGAGATATTGGTGATTGTGTTGTTGTTGATGGAGCCAACATAACCGGCCCAAGGAGTAAACTCGGAAAGCAGAGCATAGTCGCCGATAACGGAAGGACGACCGATGCGGCGCACATTTGCCAGAACCGCGTCAACAGCGGACTTGGTAAGACCGGCAGCCTGAACAGCGTACTTCACGCCAGTGGCGTTGTAGATCGCGTTGTAGACCTTATCAATGATCGCGGCCTTTGCACGATTCAGAATGTCGATACGAACCTGGGCGATGCCCTCGTTCTCCTTCTGCATATCGCCAAGCTGAACGCGGCGATAGTCAACCTGATAGCCGCCAGACACGGTGAATGTAGGAACGCTGTAACGCTCCTGCTGAATCATCGGGAACACAACATCGCCGTTGTTGGCCTGCTCACGGGACTTCTCGCCGACGTGGGCATACACTTCGCGCTCGATGGTGTCATCGAAACCAACATTCTCATAAGCGCCGAACACGCTCAGAAGACGCAGCTCTTCCATCAGAAGGGGCTGGATGGTGAAACGGCGGATCTCGTTCAGCTCGGAAACAGCGTTGAAATCGCCACTTGCGGCACGTTCGCCGAGGTTCTTGATGTAGTTAACGGCTTCATCGGCCTTCTTGCCGAAACGGTCAAGGGACTCGCCTTTAGTCATGGCGGCGAACACTTCGACAACAGGGGAATGCGCATTGAGCTTGCCGTTCGGATTGACGGTTTTGCGCTCGTTGTTCATCTCAAACGTAGTAATCATAATCAATTAACCTACCTTTCGTTCTTTCTTGTCGCTATTACTCAACAGCGGCAATTTTGACCACGGCAGCCTTGCCGTACATATCCCAGGGGGCAGCTTCAACAAACGAGAATGCGACAACGGGAGTACCGACCACATACGCGCTCTTCACGGTAACGGCGTCACCGGCAGTCAGATTGGCAATCGTCTCGTTGATGAAATCGGCGGTCATAACAAGCTCCTGATCGATATTCGCGGAGAGGTTGTAACCATTCAGGAAATCACCGGCCTTGATGACCTGATCTTTCAGATAGGACTCATCGCCATTGATCTCGTTCCAGACCAGATAGGTAGCGCCACCTTTCGTCACGATGCTGTTGTTCACGACATCGGCGGTATGAGTCAGGACAGGGTTATTCTTTGCAACATCGATGCAACCCAGAGTACGGAATTTAATAGCCATAGTTGTTAACCTTCTTTCTTATTATTAAAAAATGCTGTTATCTTCGGCATTCTCTTCGGATTCAACGACTCCGAAAATGTCCTCAACAGCAACGTTTGCAGAATTCTGCTCTGCAACTTTCTGTGCCTCTGTTTCGGCGGCAGCCATAGCCTGCTCACCGATCTTCGCGAGAATCTTGTCAACGACAGAATTGATCTCAACGCTCATCGGATCTTCGTTGAACTTCTGCATCTCTTCAGCAACACATTCCTTCTGCTCATCGCTGAAACGTGCAAGAGCGTTGTTCATCTCGCCTATACGCTCCTTTGCTTTGGCTTCTGCAAGTGCCTGCTCAAGCGTGCAGCGCTCCGCCCAAAGTTCGTCGTATTTCTTGTTCAGCTCTTCGTACTCGGCCTTCAGGGATTCCAGAGCGGCCTTGATCTGCTCAGAGCTTGCTTCGATTTCATTCTTCTCACTGATCGCATTGTCACGGGCTTCATTAGCCTCGGCAATCTTCTGGTCACATTCACTGCGAACCGTTGCAATTGCTTCATCGGCGTTATTCAGCTCGGAGGCAATGTTCTCCGCAAGAGCTTTCATCTCTTCGGCAGTCATAAGACTTTCCTCCTTGTTTTCATTGATTTCTAAAATCACGGCTGACGGATCTGCCTCTTTGATCGACAAAATTGCATATCCGCTGTATTGATAGAACTGAGGTGTGCGTGAGTCTTCGTGATATCCATTTTCATAAACAATGGCATCATGCTCGGCATCTTTCAGAATCTCAACGCTTCCATGAATGATTTCGCCATTCTCAAGCTGCTCTTCAATTTTTTCCACAAAAGATGGATAGCACATGGCATCAATTACGCCGTATCCAACCAATACTCTTCGAACAGCATCGTCATATTGGATGTCTTCAATTTCAGCACGTTTGAAATGACCGATAACAGTAGCATCGTCAAAATGCGGGATATTGTCAGCACCGAGATCTGTCGCTCCATGCCCCCATATTTCCGTCCTGTCATCATCTAAGAATTCAACACGGATGCTCTTATCTACGATTGTGTCTTTGTTCTTGGCAACCCACTTTTCACGCCATGCCAAACCATTCAGATTCGTTTGTTCACCTCGACCGTTGCTATCAAACGATGATTCGGGATAAATCTCATGCAAAACAATTCTAAAATCTCTCATGCCGTCCTGATTCTGCTTATTGGATAACTCAAATTTCTTCACTCATACACCACCTTTCTATCCTGATATAATAAAAAATCCTTCCATGGTGCGCATCGCAGAGAGGCGTGGAAGGACATATGTAAGAAGTCTGCCAATCGGCAGATCGCCCCAAACTCATTAGAGTCTGGCGGCTATTCAATTGTCTGACGGAGACGGGATGTCATTCCCGTTATTGTTTCTTGACCTCACTGTGCTCTCAGTAGGATTGTCGGTTGTAGGTCTCCCGCCTTCATTGCCCGACGTGTTATAACTTGTCTTATGGACAGGGTACTTGTTTTCCCAATCCTCTTCAAGTTCATAATCAAGCATAGCAGTGAATACTTCCGCAGGAATACCGACAGTGGACGCCCAGAAAGAAAGACTGCCTTTGCCTTGCATATAAAGATCTTTGGCAAATCCAACCATTTCCTTCTTATTAACGTGAGTCACCGGCAAGTAATGAACTTCTACGCGATTTTTTGAATCTTTAATGATGTTCGCGCATATCACCTTGTTCAGCTCTTCCGTGATCTGTTCAATCCACTGGAACACCTGAGACGCAACCAACTGAATGTTAAGCGCCTGACTGGAATAAGAGCCGCTTCCGACGCCGTTCAGAAGAGCAGAAGCGATTCCGAGGTCAAGAGATACATTATCATTGATATTATTTTCATTCTTCTCATCAAAGATATCTGTATTCGTTGTATCCAGAGAATCCAGTTTCGTTCCGGCAGCGACAGAGAAGAAGTTTGTCCCGCCTTTTGAATTCTTCTTAAAGATTGCATCTTTGATCGTTTCGTGCTGTGCCTTCTGCTGCTTATCGGTCAGAGAGCTTCTTCCTTTAACAGTTCCTTCTGGAAACGTCTCATAGATCACGCGATTGTTCAGATCGTCCAGGATTCCGCGCTTTGTATCAGTGAAATAATCTTTATAAAGAATATCCCTGATTGCGGCAAGAACCAGCGGACGCCCATAGCGTTCCTCGCGCTTAGAACGGATCTTAACAACAATGGTTTTTGAATTGTCAAGAACAACCCAGTTTTTCACATTCGTCTGCGTTCCGTTGTGCCTTGCCTGCCATGCATCACGAATCTCTTTAGGCCATTTCTTAATCGCCTGATTTGCGTTCTCAAGCCTGTGATCAAAATAATCAAGGTTAAACGCAATCACATATGCATTGTTTTTAATGCCTACAATTCTTGTATAATCAGCGGGAAGAGCATGGCAGTATGCGTTGATTCCAACATCATTGATTTCAATGATGCTGTCTACGTCGATATCTGACATTGTTTTCTGTTTTGACAGAGGACGTTCCGTATTATCAAAGTAATAATACGCCGCGCCTTCAATCATGAGCTTCCACAGGATATCGCGGATAAGCTCTTTATGCCTGATCGTCCGCAGTGTAGAGTCCATCAGTCTCTTATTCTTTTTACGCTTTATTTTATCATTCCCGAATGGGACAATAACGTGATCCAGCGTAGGCAAAGAACACATATAGTCAACCGTGTTGGTGTACGAGCCGTTTGTGCCGTATAGCATCAACGAAAGATGCCGCAATGTATCATTATGAGCCATCGGATCTTTTACGAGGGCAATCAAATCGTCTGGCTTATACCAGTCCAGAATATTCATTCCAAAATAATACAAACTACGTCCTTCGTTATCGCTGTATGAATTGCATTCATAGGACTGATTTGCATTATTATTGTTTTGCGGTCGTTTAGGAGAACGATTGTTCCCGCTGTACTTTTTCTGTTCGGGCATTCTCACCCTCCTTCCTTCTAATTGATATACGTTACATAATCATACTCATTTCCGTTTGACAGCAAATCAAGCTCCAATTGCGAAATGAAATATGATCCATAGCTCATACTTGTATATCGGTCTTTACGATTGTTGCCTTGCTCAGATATTACGATTGCTCCCGTCTGCGCTTTCTTTTCATATACCAAACCGGTTGTTTCACTGATGAATTCCTGTGTTTCCAGGAATGGCCTCTCATAGAAAAGCTGTGTATCTGCGTCTGGCGAAGCAATGTACTCTTTAATATTTGGAAGTATTTCTTCGCTTGCTTTTTCAAAGTTCACCAGCAGGTCGATTCTCTGCTCCGTCAGCATTCTTCTGAAATCCACAGCGAT